GACCATCGTTCCACGACGCGATCCGGTCGGCACGCCGCCGCACCACGCGGACGGGCACGGGCGCACCCGTGCCGCCTGCGCGCCACACCGCAGCCTCGCCGATGTTGCGATCGGCGAAGATCGCGGCGATCGCCGCGGCGAAGGCGTTCATCAGTTGACGCCGGCGCCGTTCAGCCGGACCCGGCCGATGGTCTCGCCCGCGCCGTTGCCGACGGGGGCCACCGCCATGCCGATCAGCTTGTTCGACCCGGCCACGTTCGTGGCACGGTTGTTGTCGGCGTCCCAGTAGATGAGCTGGCCGACGGTCCAGGCCTGCGACGGCGCCTTGGTCAGATCGAAGATCCCTTCGAGGACGATGACGCCCTGCGCGCCGTTTGCGATGTCGCCTTCCGCGACGCCGAACAGGCTGCCGACAAGCACGCCCGAGCCGGAGGTGATGGCGGAGGTTGCGGTGATGGTGATGCGCTCGCCGCGCGCGACGAAGTTTTTCATAGTGGCTCTCCGGAATTGCGGGATGGAGGACGAGGCTCGTCCGCGCCGACACCAGCGCGGCGAGCAATTGCAGGCTCAGGATCACACGCCGACGTTGCGGAACAGACCGCGCCAGTCGATCGCTTTCGCGGCGAAGTCGTGCCGCGCCTTGATCTCGATCCCGTCCACCTCGAACCCTTGGCGGACCTCGGTATAGACGCCCTGCTGACCCTCCAGATAGGCGTATTCCACCGTGTCGATCCGCGTCGGATCGGCCGCCAGGAACCACGGATCGGGACCCGACGCCGCGATCAGCCGCGCTTCCTCGATCGGCTCAAGGCGGTTCGCGAACGGGTTCACGCCACCCACGGAGTCCGGCGTCGTGGCGGTGACGTTCTTCCGCGCCTCCACCGACCGCGCGCCGGGCGGCGTGATGATGAAGCGCGGCAGAACGCTGATTTGCCGCCCGTCAAGCCCGCGCTGATTACCAAACAGCCGATAGCCCTCGGCCAGCGACGCCTCGGTGATCGCCGCGGCCGTGCCGACGTTCCCGTGCGAGCTGTGGAACAACGGCTGCCCGTCCGCCATGGCCGGGTTTCCGGTGAGGATCGAATAGACAATGTCAGACTCGAGGTCCGCCGCCGCCGCGCCGTAGGCCGCCGGCACGCGGGTGAAGGCGTCGAGATCGTCGTTCACCAGCACCTGCCGCGTAATACCGACGATCCGCCCGTAGGTGAGCAGCGCATAGACCTCGCGACCCTCGCCGATCGTGCCGTAGGTGAACTCGCCCGATTCCGGCACGAGCTGGAGGTTCGGCGCGCCGCCCAGCTGCACACGGCTGACCGGCTTGAAGTCGGTGATCGTCGCCTGCCGTGCCCAAGCGGTGAAAGTCCTCGGTGTGGACTCGTAGGCTTGCCGCAGCGTCTTGTTTGCCACATTCGCGAGGATGAAGGGAAAGTCGCTGGTGGAGTGCAGCCCGGCGCGAGTCTGGAGCGCGACCCCGGCGATCTCCATCCGCCCCATGCCGGCGGTCGAAATCCCGCGCCTGTCGAGCGACATCCGCGCGAGATCAAGCAGCGACCTCCCCATGAAGTCGCGACCACCCGACACGAGGGGATGGCGGCCCGGATCGTAGCGGTGCAGCAGCGCCGACGTCATCGCCTCCGCAAAGGCGCGGTCCGCCGAGCCGTCCGAGCGCGCGCGAGCCGGCATCGGCTCGGAGCGCGCGCCGATGCGGTCGTCGTTTTCAGCGAGCTTGTCGAGGATCGCCGCGCGGGCGGCGTCGATCCCAACCCCGCGCCCGATCAGATCAACGGCGAAATCGTGGCCAAGCTTGTGGCGCGCGCAGAGCGCGAGGATATCAGCCGAGCGCCGGCGCTCGGCCGCCAAGAGCGCGTCGGTATCGCCCGCGCGGCTCTCCTGCGGCGCGGCGTGGGTTTCCGCGACGGCCTGCTCGGCGACCGCGGTGTTCATCTCTTCTGGCATCGCTGCCTCCTTGCTGATCGCCGCTCCCGCGGCCGTGGAAGCGCCCCCCCGGACGAGGACGCAGGGTGCAAGCGCGCCCGCGCGAGTCTCACCCGCGCGGATATGCGCCCCCGGGTCGGCCGGCATCGGCACGGCCGAGATTTCGAACGGCTCCCAGTCGACCGCGCGCCAGAGCTCGCGTTGACCGTCCCGCTTGGTGATTTCGTAGCGATGGACCGCGTAGCCCACCGAGATCGCGACGTGCCGCTCAAGCACCCGCTGGATCGCAGGCGCGGCATCCGGCGCGTCGGTGAGCCGGACGCGCGCATAGCCCTTGCCGTCCTCGATTCGCACCGAGCCCGGCACCACCGATCCGAGGACGGAGCGCAGCGACCAGCCGTTGTGCGCATCGAGGAAGGGCGCGCCGGCCTGCATCCGCTCCAGCCGGATCGCGTTCGGCGAGACGACGAGCTCCTCGTCGAACTCAACCACCTCGTCCCAGCCTTCCCAGCGCCGCCTCTGGACGGTCGCGCCGGTCGTCCAGACCACTTCGATGGTGCGCTCGCCGCCTTCGCCTTCGATCAGGCGCGCGGTCGCGGCCCGCGTGAGCGCGGGGATCAATCGTGCTTCCTCGGGCATCCCTCTACCTTTCGGGCTGGGCGGGCTGCTCGCCCGCCGGCTGGTCTTCCGGCTGCGTCATCCCGGCCTTGGTCACGCGCCGCGGGTCGGTGTCGAGCACTAGGCCGAGATTGTCCGCGAACGCCGCGAACTCGGCCGCCTCTTCGAGCAGTCGTCGCGGGTCGTAGCCGCGCTTTGCGATCATCTGCGGCAGCGTGGCGAAGCCCGCGCGGACCTCGAGGACGTCGGCCTGCACGTCCTGCAGCGGATTCACCGACTCGAAGCCGGGCGGGTCCCATTCGACCGGGATATCGGGCGTGGGCAGCAGTCCAGCGGTGAACGCCGCGTCGGCGAACCACCGCCAAACCGGCGCGCAGAACATCGGGATCACGATCTGCCATTGCACCGCCTGGACCATACGTCGGAACTCGTTGAGGCCCACGCGCGAGGATGAGAAGTTCACGTTCGACAGATCGCCGGTCAGAAGCTCGTAGGGCACTCGGAAGCCCGCCGCGACCAGATGCATCTGGACCCGGTTCCACTCATAGATGCCCGGTGTTGCGGCAGGCTGGTTGAACTTGATGTCCTTCCCGCCGCGCGCGTAGGCAATCATCCCCGGCTCGAAGCGCTCGACCTCCTCGCCATCGGGATTGACGACCACCGGCGCGATGGACTGCTGGTCCTCGTCCGCGCCGAGTACAATGCCGACAAGGCAGGCCTCGGTTCTTTTCCGCGCAAGCTCGCTGCGCTGCCAGTCGCCGATCTCGGCGATCGCGCGCATCGCCGGCGCGCCCCAAGGGACGCCCCGGCTCTGCGTGCGCTGCCGCTCGAAGAGATGCGCCACGCGCGCGGCGGAGACAAACTCCGACTGGAAAGAAGCGACAAAGGTCGGCGCGGCCTCGCCGGGGTGGTCGCGGAACATCCAATAGCCCGTGCGCCGCCCGATCGCGTCGTATTCGATCCCGTAGCGGATGCGGCCGCCGCCGGGCCGGTCGTCGAACTTCGCCGCGTCGAGGTGGTCTGCCTCCCGCAGCTCGATCTGGACCGGCGCGGGCAGCCCGTCCTCGGCGCGCCGCATCCGGCGCAGCGCGAAGCAGTCGCCGCCCTCGATCATTTCCCGCACCGCGAGGGTTGTCAGCCCGTGAAAATCGGTGAGACCGCTGGCATCGCAGCGCTCCGACCAGCGCTCAAAGAGATCGTCGACCTTACGATCGAGGCTCCGGTCGCCGGTCGCGGCGCGCGGGCGGATGCCGGTGCCCACGATGTTGTTGACCAGCACCTGAACCGCCTGCGCGGCCAGCGGGTTGTTTCGGACGAGCTCGCGCATCCGCGCCCGCAGGATCGAGGCCGCCGGGCCGATCTCGGCATCCGGCGAGGTCGAAGGCGCGATCCATCCCTCGGTCCCGCGGCCCTTCGCAGCGGCGTCGTAGGCACGAGTCATGTTGTCGATGGCGATCCGCGCCGCGAGGCGGCGGGCCGCGTAGCGCGGCGCGAAAGGCGCGATCGCGCGGTCGAGCAGGTTCATCCGGGGACAGCCGGCCATCACGTCCTCCGGAAGGTGACGAAGCGGGCGGGCGGCCCCTTTCCAGTGGCGCGCGCGATCCGTGCCTCGAGATTGGCGATCGCAGCGGCCATCTCCGCGTCGGTGGCGTATTCAAGGCGCCTGCCCTCGACCATGACCACGCGCACGCCCGAGGATCGCGCGCGGATCAGCGCGTCCCGCATCGTCTCAAGCTCCGCGACGGAAATCGCCATCAGAACCATCCTCCCTTGATGTCGCCAAACCAGCCGGGCCGCCGGCGCGGCGGCCGCGTGCTGGGCGAATTGGGCCGCCCGGCAGGCGGATCGGCTGGGGCGGGCGCGTGCGGCGCGGCCCGGGTGTCCACGCGCGTCTCCACGCCCGCCTGCGCCTCGAGCCGCCGCCACGCGGCTTCGTCCCACCGGTCCGCGCCCTCGATCCACGCCGCAGCGCGGGCGTAGACCCGGCAGTCCAGCGCCTCGTTCCGCTCGCGCAGCTTCTGCCATTCCAGCCGGGCGAAGCCGCGCTTGGTGCGCACCGTGACCAGCTGTTCGGCCGTGAGCTGCTTGAGCCATTCCCCATCCGCCCAGGCAGGCAGATGCACCGTTCCCGCCGGAAAGGGCGCACCGGCCGCGATCTCCTCGGCCGTGGGGCGCTCCAGCCGCAGGAAACGGTAGGTCTCCGCCTTGAAGGTCGAGGTAGCCACGGTCCAGAGCCGCGCGCCGCGCCGCAAGCGCTTGCCGCCGATGGTGGCGTCCACGTAGGTCGGCCCGGACACCGGCACTGCCCGGTTGAAGCCCTCGAGCCCCTTCAGCGGCGCCACCTGCCCGAACCCGACCCGGCGCGACCAGGCATAGACCGCCGGGGCCTCATAGCCGGTGTCAATCCCGAGCCGCGCGATGGTCATGTGAACGCCGCTGGCGTGCTGCCAGCTGCGCCCCAGCACCTCGGTCAGCTTGTCCCACGCGGCCGGATCGTCAGGCCCGCCCGGAATGACAATGTGATCGACAAGCCAGGACTCGAGCCCCCGGCCCCAGGCCCAGACATCGACCTCGATCCGGTCCTTCTGCACATCCGCCCCAGCGGTCAGAAACAGCCCGCCCGCAGGCACAGTGCCCGGCTTCCACTCCTCCCGCCGATCCGCCAGCCGCTGCCATTCCGGCGCATCGCCAGTCTCGACCCACGTCTCGCCCAGCACCGTGTTCCGGAACGCGCGCATCGCCTCGTCCGACCCCAGGGCCTCTTCATGCATGCGGGCGATCCGATCCCAGCTGAGCCAGCCCAACGGCGAGTAGAGCGCCGAGAGGTGATACCCGACCGTGGTCGGATCGGCGGCCGTGGCGGTGGCCCGCCACTCGCCCCTCTCCAGCATCGCCGTCTTGTGGTGCTCCGCGATGGGCGTCTCGCAGCCCTCGCAGTGATAGGCCGCCGTCTCCGGCCGCCCCTTCTCCCACCGCAGCCGCTCGAACTTCAGCCACTGCATCGTCCCGCAATGCGGGCAGGGCACGAAGTAGCGCCGCTGGTCGCTGGCCTCGAACTCGCGCTCGATCCGACTGACACCCCGGATCGTCGGGGTCGAGACCAGAAACACCTTGCGCCGGTGGCCGAAGGTCAGCGACCGCGTCTCCGCCAGCGAAACCGGATCGCCTTCCTCGTCGGCCGAGGCCGGATAGGCGTCGACCTCGTCCAGAAACAGGTAGCGCGCCGGCATCGACCGCAGCCCGACCGCGCTGTTCGCCCCCGTCATGATCAGAATGCCGCCGGGAAACTCCTTCGACAGCATCGTGTTGCCCGCGTCGCGCGACCGGGCCGGGTTCACCCGCTCCCGCAGCACCGGGCTCTCTTCAATCAGCGGGTCGATCCGCTGGCGCGAGTTGCGCTTGGCCAGTTCCACCGTCGGCTGGACCGCCAGCATCGGCCCCGGCGCATGGTGGATGACGAAGCCGACCCAGTTGTTCCCGGCCTCGGTCGCACCCACCTGCGCGGCCTTCATGAACACCACCCGCTGCGCCGGATGGCTTGGCGACAGCGCATCCATGATCTCGCGCAGATAGGGCGCCCGGGCGGTGCGATATCGCCCCGGCTCGGCCGCGCCGCGCGACGACAGCCAGCGATGCTGATCCGCCCATTCCGACACCGTCAGGCTCGGATCGGGCCGCATCCCACGCCGCCAGGCGCGAAGCAGATCCTCGGCCCCCTCGAAGCCGAGGTCGAGACCGGCGGTCAGGTCGTTGTCGTCATCCAAGCGAGACCCTGAGGTCGGCGAGGGCGTCGAGCTGTTCGCGGACATGGGCTTCCAGCACCCTCTGCATGATCGCGGTGTCGATCGTCACCGATGCCCCGGATTGCCGTTCCACCTCCGCCATGATCTCCGCCGCCATCAGCGCGGCCACCCGTCCCGGCCAGGTCACCCAGACATCCCTCTCCTCACGCGCGAGCCGGAACACCAGCCTCTCCGCCCGCGCGCGGTCAACCAGCGCCCCCTTCTTCTTCTGGACCGCGATCTGCTTGTCCTGCGCCGCATAGACCGTCAGCAGCGTGCGCGCCTTGACATACGACGTCGCGTCACCAAGGCCGCTGGCCAGCCCGTCGCCATCC